TGTCGCACATCATATGATGACCGCCGCAATTGGTGGTCTGGAAAAAGCCGTGACCACCGTAAGCACGGAGCTGACGCATTTCCCTGGGATGGTGCTTCTGATATGGAATGTCACGTTATTGACGAGCGTATTACTCGTCTTGTTTCTCTTTTTATGGCTTCACTCAATAGAGCGAATGTTAAGGCTTTCCCTGTAGAAAGTAGTGACATTGCGAGAAGCCGTCTCGTGTCAGGATTTCTGAAGTGGATGGTGTCATCTGGGTACATCCCTCGATTCTACCGTGAGATGGAACTTGGAGCTAACTATTTACTTGAGCGAGGTATACTAATTACTTACGTTGGTTGGCAACGTGAGGATAGGAAATTTTTGCAGCAACTAAATTTAAATCAAATTTCTCAAATAAGCCCAGAGGTAGCTGATGCTATTACTAGCGGAGAAATGGATGAAGAGTTAATTATTTTAATGCAAAATGTATTCCCAGGGACTACAGAAAAGCGTTCTAAAAAAGCTATTAAAGAATTACGTAAAAATGGAGTAGCTGAGTTACCTATTGTACGTAGACAAGTAAACGCACCTGATGTTAAGACATTAGCACCTGATGGTGACTTTTTCTTTCCTCCCTATGTTACGGACCCTCAAAGAGCACCTTATTGTTTTTGGCGTACGTACTATACACCACAAGAACTAGAAAACAAAGTAGTTACTGATGGATGGGATGAGGACTTCGTTGATTACGTTATTGAAAAGTATCGTGGCGTTAATATTGATAGTATTGAACGTGAACAAGAAGGTCGCCGTAGTATAAGTCTTACTGACAACGCTTACGAAGCAGAAGAGTTAATTGAAATCTGTTATGGATACCAACGCCTTATTGACCAAGAAGATGGCTCAGAAGGAATTTATTGTACTGTATTTCATAAAGATTTTACTGGCAATGAAATAGTACAGGGCTATGCTAAGTTTGAATTACTAAACGGATACGAGGATTATCCTGTTGTTGTGACTAAGTTATCAGAAGATAGCAAGCGTCTTTACGACACCATGACTATTCCCTCAGTTCTTCGTGGCATTCAGAACCAAGTAAAGGTTGAGCGTGATTCACGTGTTGACCGCAATAGCCTAGCTACTTTACCCCCTATTCTGCATCCAGTTGGACAGGCTCCTACTGATTGGGGTCCAGGACGAATGATTCCGTATCGCCGTAAGGGTGACTTGGACTTTGCTCCAACACCAGCTTACAATTCTGGTTCTGTTGAAATGGAAAATACATTGACTCAGCTTGCGGATAGACTTGTTGGACTGGATGAAACTTCAAGTATTAGCCAAATACGAAAACAATTTTTAGTTGACAAGTTCCTTAGCCACACAGCAGAGGTTCTACGTATGGCGTTTAAATGTTTCCAACGATTTGGACCCGATGAAGTATTTTTTCAAGTTACAGGTATACCTGATGCTCAAACAATGAATAAGGGCAATCCTGATGAAAACTTTGACATTATGATTAACTTTGATGTTCAAAATACTGACCCAGAAACTGTTGAAAAGAAACTATCACAGTTCGTGCAACTTAACTCATTGAACGCAAATGGTAGACTTAATGTTGATTCTTTACTTGATGTTGCCGCTTCAGCTATTGACCCTGTTATGGCTAATGCAGTTCTGCAACCAGTTGAAACAGCACAGCAACAAGTGGTCAAAGATGTAACTGATGACCTTGCTAAAATCTTTGCAGGTATTGAAATGCCAGCTAGACCAGCTGGTGCACAGATTGCAATGCAAGTTATTCAGCAATACACTCAGCAACCTGACGTTGCTCAACGTGCTCAACAGGATGAAGCCTTCCGTGCTCGCCTTGAAAAATACGCTGGACAATATACGTTCCAAATGCAACAAGCACAGAACGCTCAGATTGGTCGTGTAGGTACACAGCCTGCACAAATGGGTGACATTCAAACACAGAATCTATAATGGACTTACCTCCAGCACAAGTAGATAACAAAACGGTAAGCGATATTGCTCTGAAAAGACAAAAGCAAGCTGAGAAACATAATCAAATAGTAGGTACAGCCAAAACATTGATAAAATATTTTGGTGCAGAAAATCCTTATGCTATTACTGCCATGTTGGGTAATATAGATGTCGAGACTGGAAACAGTTTTGATTATCTACAAAAACAAGGTGGCGGTGGTCCTGGTAGAGGATTGTTCCAATTTGATTTTCATAAACCCCAGTATGCAAAATATTTAAAAAGAAAAGGGTTAGAAGATAGTGCTGACTCTCAGGTAAGATATGTGCATGATGCTATATATGGTGATGAACAAGAATTTCTAGGATTTGGTAATGCGAAAAAGTTGCGAAAGCTATTTGCCAGTTCTAGGGATGCAGTAGAACTATCCGATGGATTTCAAAATATATTTCTTAGACCAAAGAAAACAAAAGCTCATACTGATAGACGAAGAGAAGCATCACGAATGTATACAATGGCGTTTGTTCCTGCTAAATAATTTATGAATATCCAAGACGATATAGAAAAGCTACATGAATACGAGGCGTTTGCTCGCTTTGTTAAAATGATTCACGAACTACGTGAGGAGACAATACAAGAACTCCATGAGGCTCCAACTGAGCAAATACAGCAAGTATCAGGACGTATTATTACGTATGACCAAATAATACAGATGGCTGGTTTCGATAAGTTGAAAAAGGTTTACACAGATTATATGTAACACCCTATGTTATAATCCGTCCATCGGCATCGCTCGCCGTTAATGAGTGGACAAATTATGACAGACGAAATCGAAACTGCGAACGCTGATGCAGTAGAAAATACAGCGGACAATACTAATATATCCGTCACGGATTTTGCAATGCGGAGACTTGGTGAAATGACTCCTGAAGCTGAAGAGCAACAGGAAGAAACTCAAGAAGTAGAAGCAGAGCCAGAAGCTGAAGTAGAGGAAACCGAAGAGGTTGCTGAAACTGAAGAACCTGAATCCGAAGATGTTCTTTCACAGTTGGACCTGGACGATATGTCCGAGGAGGATTTGCGTGAACTATCTGAGAAGCTAGGTAGCCGTGCAGTAGCTCGATTCGGTGAATTGACTGCTAAACGTAAAGCTGCTGAAGCTCAAATCAAACAGTTAGAATCAAGACTTCAAGAGAAGCCAAACCCATTAGAAAACAATAAAAAAATTGAAAACAATCCTTTTAGTAATCTTGATTCAATTGAATCATTACAAGAAAAAGCTGTTGAAGTAGAAAATATTGTTGAATGGGCTGAAGATATTCTTTTTGAAAGTGATGGTTACGCTGCTGATGATGTAGTAACGGAAGTAGATGGTAAAGATTTAACAAAAGCTGATGTGCGTAAGTCCCTATTGCAGGCACGTAAAGCACAAAAGACTTTTCTTCCTGACCAATTAAAATCTCTACAAGCACAAGAACAAGGGCAGCAACTTGCTGAAGCCTTTAGTCAACGTGCTAAAGAAGAACTTTCTTGGCTAGAAGGAGAAGACAATGATTTACGGAAGCAGTACGAGGCTACTATTGGTGATGAAAGATTCAAGAAGTTAAAAAACGTCTTAAAAAAAGAAGCACCCGATGTAGCGTCACAGCTTGATTAGTTCTTTGCTCATGCAACAAATAGTATCTATGGGCGTAAGACAGTAGAAACAAGCAAGAAGGTAGCTCCTTCAATTAATCCTCCTAAGACAGGTAATCCATCAGCTGCTCAATCTGAAAAGAGTACAGGAAGAACCGCCAAGGCTTTAAAAGAATTAGAAGCCAGGTTTAAAAGTACAGGTAGTGCAAATGATTTCGCCGCCCTTAGAAAACTTAAAATGGCTTCACGCCGCTAAATAATAACTCATTAATAATTACTTATAATGTCATTCTCAAATACATTCGACACCACCAATACTGGTTCTGGTGTTTCTAATCGTGAGGACTTGACTGATGTCTTGACTATCCTTGCTCCTGAAGAGACTCCTATTCTCTCTTCAGCTAACAAACAACGTGCCTCTGCTACTAACGTAGAGTGGACTGTTGATTCTCTAAGTGCTCCAAGCACAGCTGGTATCTCTGAAGGTGCTGACGTTACTGCGTTTACTGACCAATTCGCTGGTCGTGCTCGTCTTGGTAACCGCGTTCAAAAGTTCCGCCGTGACTACATGGTATCCGACCTCCAAGAGGCTGTTGATTCTGTTGGTCCAGCTAAGATTGCTCAAGCAGAAGCTAAAGCTATCCGTGAACTAAAACGTGACATCGAAGCTACACTTGCTGGCACACAAGACAGTGCTACTGAAAACGGTGCTGGTGTTGCTAATGCCCTTCGTGGTCTTGGAAAATGGCTTGAGTCCACTGCTAACACTGGTGGTGCTGGTGCTCCTGCTGATGTTCCTGCTACTTTCCGCACACCTGCTGGAAGTATTGCTGACGTAACTGATGATGTGTTTGCTGAATCAGAGCTTAACACTCTTATCACATCCATCTTCACCGTTACTGGTTCTACTGACAACCTAATGCTTATTGCTGATACTGCTCTCCGTAGCGACATCAGTGACTTCGCACGTGTTTCAGGAGTTGCTAACGAAAACATTCGTTCGGTAAACTATGACGGCAACAGCGGTTCAATCAAACTTAGCGTTGACCTCTATCAAAGCGACCACGGTATCGTTTCTATTGTAAACGGAAATCCTGATTGTATGCCAACACAAGCTGGTCAAGCAGGAATGTCTGGTTACTTAGTAAACCCAGAATACTACGGTGTTCACGAGCTTATCCCAATGGGAAGCACTCGACTTCCAAATCTTGGTGGCGGTGAGCGTGGATTCGTTGACTGTGCA